TGTGCCCTTTGTATAAAATCCAGCAATCGTTGTGTATGGAATACCAGATTCTTTAGATAGAATCGACTTATTGATACCTTTTTCTGCCATAAGAGCGTCAAGTTTATCTGTAAATGACATTTCTTTTACCTCCTGTTAATTCTTATTATACATAGAATAAAAACTTTGTAAAGTAAAAAATTACCCCGCAGAGTAAAAAAAGTGCTTTTGATAGTTGACAAATTACCCTGTAAGGTATAATATACAATTAAAGTTACCCCATAGGGTAATGAAAGCGAGGTGAAAGAGATGTTTCCAAATTTGGAAGCGGAAATGGCAAGAGAAAAAATATCAATTAAAAAGCTGTCTGAATTAACTGGTATCAATTATGAAACGCTCAAATTAAAGTTCAGAGGTGTAACAGAATTTAAGTTGGGTGAAATGTTACTGGTAAAACGGAAAGTGTTCAATGGAGAGACACTGGATTACTTATTTGCAACAGAAGAAGATCCAGCAGATAGAAATGTGTAGAAAGGAGGGGAGAGCGATGGCGAGAACAAATAACGAAATATCGGTAAACAAAGGTGTTTTAGATTCAGCCGCCAATATGGTGAAACTTGGTATTAGATGGATGACAGAAAAAGATAGCTTGAGTGCTGGTGACACAGAGGCTATCCGAGCGGATCATAGCCCGGTTGGAGAAATTATAGAGACTGAAAGAAAATACGTCAGTGAAGCGGACGGCCTAGTGGAAGTTTCTTTTCAAATACCTTGCCGCGATTGGATGATACTGAAAAAGTCAATTCAGTGGCATTGGATGGAAAAGAAACTTCGGGAAATTCGAAACAAATATATCCGGAAGTTCCACTGAGAGAAGAAATGTTAATTGGTATGGAAAGAGAAGAGATTGCTCTATGCGAAACAACTGCACCGTTTACTTTTTTTGTTTTTTCGTAAGCAATAATTGGAGGCTGTAAGCAAGGATAGTATGTATCGTCTATTTTAATACAGATATCTGTAACGGATATAGGAAGCCTGGATTTATTTGCGAATGAGACATAAAGAACAATCATTTTTTTTACGTCACCAAATACATGACCATTTACACGCATTTGAAGCTGCTTTCTGTTAATTAAAAATGTATGAATTAATGTGAATAAAGTTCCTAAGCTTCCAAAAATTGATAATGCGAAAGTTATATTTTCTTTTGTAAAAATGTGAGACATAATAGCAAATCCTTTCTTTGGTATTCGATTCTGGCGGGAGTCTGCATATCAAAGTATAGGAAAAAACGGCAGAAAAAGCAATTAGAAAGGGGTGAGGCATGTGAAAGAGCGCGAAATATTAAGTGCGGCAGCTGCTTCAAGATATATTGGATGTGCCCCGCAAAAAGTGAGGGAACATATCAGAGCAGGAATCTGGAAGTTCGGTGTTTGTATTCCAAAAAAAGGTGCTAAAGATGAGTTTCTGATATACAGGCGTCAGATGATTAATTTTTTTGAAGGAGGGAACCATGAGCAAACTTAAAATTGCCGGAATCATCATAGCAGTAATGGCAGCATCTGTGTTCGTGTTTCTGTATTTTGTCAGACCACACACGGTAATAAATGCAATCCTGGTGTTGTTAGCCGGAGGCGTCGCGGTGCTTGGATTAATGATGGTTTCGGTAGTAGAAGAAATTAATCTGGAGGATACCAATGATGAAAAATAAGATCGCTTCCGGACTGTGTGACGCAGGCCTCGTAATAACCTTAATCGGAATGATGGGGCTGTCTAGTGAGGGACAAGCTGGATTTGTTCTGGCGGTAAAGATCACAGCTGTTGGACTGGCGATTGCCGGTGCAGGAATAATTCTGAACAAAATAAAAGAGCGTGTCACCTTCGACAATCACACGCTCTAAACCAATGACATAGGTATAAAACCTATGTCTGGAGTATACCAGATGGGAGATGAAAAGTAAATGGAAAAAGCAAAGTTAAAGTATATTGAAGGGCAATGCAACAGGATCGCTGATGGAATGGAGCGGCTCAGCGGATTTACAGGAAAAGGACAGCTGCACCTATATGAGCATATAGACATCAGCAAGGGAATTGAAATCATAGCAGCGGCGTTACATCTTCCGGTGCGAATCGAGTGTGGAAGGTCGTGCTATTGGCGCACAGTAACCCATGGTAAAGTGACTTTTCGACAGATGGGGTTCTATTCCACTATGTGTTGATGATAAAAAAAGAATATTCCACCGTCCTGCAGTCGGACGTTTAAAACCAAAAACTCTCAAATAATTATTGATACGTTAGCTGCAGTAGACACCTTCTTGCTTTGATTATAAATACATGAACGTCCGACTGCAGGGCGGTGGAATTCTATAGTCCGGCCAGGAAAATCCTGTCCGGACATTAAAAAACCTTTTTTTAGGACAAACCGGGTAAAACCGGCGTTCGTACCAGTATAAGTATATTAACGTTAGAGGAATTGATATGTATAACCGGGACAGATGGATATTTTCAAACTCAATAGAAACTGAATACAAATTTGCCGGAAAGTATGGAGCAAAAGGTGAGAAGAGAGCGAAGCGTAAAAAAGCAACTCCGGAGCAGATGGCCAAACAGAACCAGATCAACAAAGAGAACCGGATCCGCCGGCTGATCAAAGCAAATTTCTATCCATCAGATCTCTGGGTGACGCTAAAGTATCAAAAAGGAACGAGAAAGCCATATGAGCAGGTCATGAAGGACATGGCACTGTTCCTGCAAAGACTCCGGTATCGATACAAAAAGCTGGAGGATGTGCTCAAATACATTTACCGGATAGAGATTGGAAAACGCGGAGGTATCCACGTGCACATTTTACTGAATCGAACAAAGTGTTCGAAAGGGACGGATACTTTGATAGCAGAGTGTTGGACGTTTGGTTTTGTCCATTTCACCCCACTCAGGGAGACAGGTGGGTATAAAGATCTGGCCGAGTATATTGCAAAACCGGTTCCGGAAGAACAGCAAGATCACGAGGATGCAGAAAAGACAAAACTATATCATACGTCCAGGAATCTGATCAGACCGAAACCAGAGAGAAAGGCCTTTTTCCGATGGACGATGAGGAGAATCCTGGAAGATGGACCAAAACCGACACCGGGATTCTACATCGTAAAAGAATCCGTAGTTTCCGGAATAAATAAATACACCGGAATGTCGTACCTGAGGTACACGGAACAGCGAATAAAAGAGGTGAAGCGAAAATGATGGAAGTCTCTTTGTACATAGGCGTATCCAGTAAACGAATTAAGCCCGGGAAAGCCTGCTACTGCTATGTGTTGGAGTATGTCTCGTCTTCCGGTAATACCTACACTAGGTCAGAGATTGGATGTATGGAAGCTTCCGGAAACCGTCTGGTACTGGCGGCGGCACTACGCGCATTAAAGCGGCTCAAGACAGGATGCAGGGTAACGGCCTATACAGATCTTCGATATCTGAAAAATGCATTGGCACTTGGGTGGCTGCAGGGATGGAAGTCTGTCGGATGGACCAGAAAGGACGGAAAAGAGGTTAAGAACCGCGACCTGTGGGAAGAGATCGAGAGACAGACGGTAAGGCTTGGGCTGCAGGTGGAGTATATCTGTAAAAGTCCGTATACGGCATGGATGCAGTGCGAGATGAAAAAAGCAGATTTAAAACCAGGTGAATACAAAGAACTGAAAGCACAGTAAAAGAAGGAGAAAAGCATGAACAAAGTCATTTTAATGGGTCGGCTGACCCGCGATCCAAGCATCAGCTACACACAGGCAAATTCAGCGCAGGAATCAACCTGCGTAGCGCGCTACGCATTGGCAGTAGACCGGAGATTTAACCGTGACGGGGAACGGAAGGCTGACTTTATCAGCTGCGTGGCATTCGGACGTCAGGCAGAGTTTGCAGAAAAATATCTGCGCAAAGGAACAAAGATTGCCATCACAGGCCGTATCCAGACTGGAAGTTATACCAACCGTGATGGACAGAAAGTTTACACCACAGATGTCGTCGTGGAAGAGCAGGAGTTTGCCGAAAGTAAGGCATCAGGACAGACCGCACAGCAGAATCCGGCATCTGCATCAGAGGATGGCTTTATGGAAATCCCGGACGGGCTGGAAGAGGAGCTGCCGTTTAGCTGATGAGTAAGAGTATCGTACAAACACAAAAAGAATGCTATATCTGCAGATACCTAGCTGCTCAACAAGGCTATTATGGTGAGCTACCATCTGCCGGATTGCATAAGCATCACATCATGTTCGGTATAGCGAACCGGAAGAAATCAGAACATTTCGGTCTCTGGGTATATCTGTGTGTACCACATCATGAATATGGTCCGGATGCAGTTCACTCTAACCGGGATGTTCGGATCTTCTTGTGCCGGATCGGGCAGCAGGTATTCGAACAGAAATATTCCCATGAAAAGTACATGCAGGAGTTCGGCCGGGATTGGATGTGTGAAGAACTAACTGGCAAATGGAAACAGGAGAAAGCAGAACACAAAGAGGGCAGGATAGAGTTCCTTGATATTGATCTGGGAGAACTGCCATTTTGAGAAAGGGAGAAAACGATGTTTAAAGAAGGACAGAGATACAAATTTTATAAAATCGGAGCATTGGGATTAAAAGAAAGAAAGTGGGTAAATGCCGTAGTGGAGCATATTCCATCACACGGACGGTTCGTGCGGTTCCGGATGCATTTCACGAACATGTTTGGAGAGCACAGCAGCTATGTGGAATCGTTCACGATGAATGAGCTGGCACACATGGCTAAAAGCGGCGAACTGGTAAGAAGATAAGGGCAGGAGATATAGACAGATGGAATATGACGTGGAAAACGAAGCTGAACGCAGACAGGCGTTACAACGATTCTATGAGGAATATGATGCGGTGCGCCGAAAATATGGACTGACGATGTCAGCTCACGCATCCATTTTTGATGATTGCTGGATCCGTATTTGGCAGGGCAGCGGCATCAAGAAACGAATGATCATCAAAGTAGAGAATGAATCGGAGACGCAGTGCTATCGTGTGGCAACAGAAGCCCTGATCAGCTGGGTGGAAAACAAAGAAGCATGCCAGAATGGCAGAGAGGAGATAAACAATGTTTGATAAGTTCGGAGAGATGGATACGTTTGGAGAAATAAATGAACTTGCAGAAAATCTGTTCAATGAGGGCGATACAGCATCGATCAAAACTATGGCCAAAGAGAATGGAATCGATAAAGAATACGTGGAGATGTATCTGTCTGGCGATATACCGGTGCTGTGTGATGCCATGACGGCGGCGCTGGGAAAGATCGATGTAGAAGTGGCAGATCTGAAACCAAAAGAAATCATGGAGGACTGGGTAGAGTATTTGCGTGGCCAGTGCATGGAAAATGAGCTACTGGCGTTCAATGTCCGGAAGAAAGGAAAATCACTGAAAGGGTGTATCGCAGCACTCCTGATGTGGTCGTTTAAAAATCAGCAGCCTATCGATAAGGGAATCATAAAGGCAGCAGGCGTATCTGCAGGCAAGGTCACCTTAGGAATTCCGGGGATGGCAAGGGCAAAGCAGATCATCACGGCATACTATATGGGAAAGTAGGCGGGACGGATGAAAAAGAAAGCGATTGAAAAGATCCCATATCTTGGTCTGAAGAAACTAAGCAGAAAAAAAGATGTGAAATACATCGGTATCACAGAGATCAGGATAGTAGGACATGAGAGGCATCTATTCCTGGAGGTGTACAGGAACAAAAAAGAATCAAGAGAAACGCCACTGGTGCGGATCGTGCTCGCAAAAAAGGATTTCGGGACATATTGGCCGGAAAAGGAAGAATGGACGAGACAGAAAATAAAGCCGGACAGCTGTTATGGGAGAGTGATATGGGGAGAAGAACATCCCACATGGGAGCAGGAGAAAAAAGAAAATATCCTCCAGAGCACAGAGGATCTGGAAAGGATAAAGAAGTTCTGTAAAGCCAACGTATACGATAAGGAGCGCTGGTGGGAATACATATACGAACATGAGGACGATATTGTAATAACGGCAAGACGGAACAGAAAACACAAGGCGTATATGCGCCGCCAGGAGGCACTGGCAGATAGAATGACGCACACCAAAGAACTGCCGGAGAAAGAGATTCTGGACAGAGCTGACAGATTGTATTTTCACAATCAGCATTATCTGTATTACAAAAAGCATGGCTGCTGGGCACATATAGCCTGCAGCAAGTGTGGAGGGGTTACAGATGCGAGATGGAAAAGCGGAATTTCCTACGAAAGCCAGTTCCAGAGTTGGACGGAAGAACCGAGAGAGGGGCACTATGGCACCTGTCCAATGTGCGGAGCACGTGGAGAGTACAAGTGTCAGGGAAAAGTGAAAGGTACTCATGACAAATATATCCATCTATTCCTGGGACAGAAGTACAAAGAAAACAGAATGGTCATACGTTATGTGGAAGTTGGGAAAAAGTGGACACTGGGATTCATTTGTGGGGATAAAGGTCCGGAGATGTACAACGCAAGTGAAGAACTCTTCGGAGTGGAGATTGCGAGAGCATATTTTGAGCCAGGGAAAAAAGTCCAGATAGACTATCACAAACATAATCCGTATACGGGGAAAGATTTCTGGGATGACTGCAATTTGTATGGAACGGCAAATATCCCCATCGGCGCCGGTCTGATCATGTCAGAGACATACGAAGAAATGAAAGGGACAATATTCCAGTACAGTGCATTACAGGAATATGCAAAGAACGTCAGAGAGGTCAATCCGATTGACTACCTGGAGCGTTACAGTCAGACGCCACAGATTGAGGTTCTGGTAAAAATGGGATTGACTGATGTGGTAGAAAAACTGGTCAAATGCTATTACGGCATTGTTGCTGATGAGAATGCAAGACGGCCGGATCAGTTCTTGGGAATCCGAAAGGAAAGAGTAAAACAGCTCATCAGAAAGCAGGGGGATATAGAACTGCTGGAAACGATGCAGATGGAGAAAAGACAGAATCAGAGATGGACGGATGAGCAGGTGGAACATCTGACAGAAACGGGATTGAGAGGAGACCAGGTGGAGCTGGCATTGAAGTATATGACAATGCAGAAATTACTGAACAGGATAGAAAAATACGCTGGATGTGAATACGGATCTGATTGCAGCAGGGCATTGGCGCAGATCAGACACACGGCCACAACTTATGCGGACTATCTGCACATGAGAGAAAGCCTGGGATATGATCTCAACAATACGGTATACCAGCATCCGCAGAACTTGGCGGAAGAACATATGAAAATGCTAATGCAGGCAGACAAGGAAAAAGAGGATAAACATCTCGGAGAGGTTGCAGAGAAATATCCGAACATCCGACATGACTATAAAAAGCTCAGAAAGAAATATTTCTATGAGGATGATAGGTATATCATCAGACCGGCCAGATCGGCAGAGGAAATAGTCATGGAGGGCAGAATGTTACATCATTGCGTGGGAGGAGCAGGATATCTGAACAAACACAACACAGGACAGACGCACATCTTGATGCTGAGGTTCAAAGATACACCGGATATCCCGTACATCACGGTTGAGATAGATGCAAAAATTCCAAGGATATTGCAGTGGTACGGGGACAAGGACAAAAAACCAGATGAAAAGAATATGCAGTCATGGCTGAACACCTGGCTGATGAAACTGAAAACAGGAACGCTGACGGAAACTATCCAGTCGGCGGCCATAGCGTAAGGAGGCAAACATGGAATATGTGCAGATGACTTTAAACGATTGGATCGAGATAAAACAGAAATTAAAACAGGAGCTTTTAGGAGTCAAGCAGAGTTTTGTCCGGATCGGATATGCTCTCCGCCAGATTGATGATCAAAAACTCTATGAGAGAGACGGATATAAAAGCGTGGCAGAATTCGCCAAGGCAGAATATGGACTGGAAGCATCCACCACCAGCCGTTTCATGTCCATTAACAGGGAGTATTCGATCGACGGATACTCCGAACGGCTCCGGCCGGAATATGCAGATCTCGGACGCAGCCAGTTAGAAGAAATACTGTAACTTCCGGACAGTGACAGACAGATGATCCAGCCGGAGGCATCCAGGGAGGACATCCGGGAGTTGAAACGGTTCAACAAGACCGAGCCGGAAGCAGGAGAAGCAGATGATCTCCATCAGCTTGTGGAAAAATTCTATCAGGATAATTCGGAAGTACTTAATGCGGTATTCAGTGAGGCAGCAGGATTTGACGAGGCGACAATCGGAAAATTTACGGAAATCGTCAATCCGGGCGGAAACCGGTCATACAAAAAAGGATTATACTTCCTGATGATGTATGAGAACAGGGTATCAGTTAAAAAGTTTGGCGGCACACCAAAGGATATGACCTGGTGGGAGTTCTATCAGATGACACTGGATATTTTCGAAGCGTCGGCAGCGGGATCCAAGACTTGGCAGAACTATTTCGGTACCGAGGAAGATGTTGCTGATCAACCGCAAAAAGAAGACGTTCCGGAAGAACATCCGGAGCCGATTAACGAAAAAACAGAAACCGAATCAGAGGAAAGCCTACAGACCGAGGAAGGAGCAGAAAGCAATGGAACAGACATCGAAGCAGAACAGCCGGAAGATGAGACCACAGGAGAAGAAAAAGGCACTGGAGCTTATGAAGAGGATGCAGATGAGACCATTGAACCGGCAGGAGAGGAGAGCCAGAGAGAGGAAATTGCGCCGGCACAAAAAGAGCCAAAAATCCAAGAAAATCAATGCTTAGAAGCATCTGTTCCAGAGGGAAACGACGATGAAAAAGAGCCGATTAAGGAAGGAATACCAGAGGTAGAAGTCGTCAATGAAAAGTACGAAACGCGAAGAGAGCACATGAGCAATCTGACGATTCAAGAACTGGCACATTATTTAACAGGCGAACTCGGAAAATACCATCTGGAAGAGATAGCTATTACAACAGAGACACGGATCCACGACTGGTTAAGTGAAAAAGTGGACAGATATGGAGAAAGAGTGGAGGAATAAATGATGACCTTAAAAGAAGCAATTAAACATGCAAAAGAAATGTCTGGGAACCAGTATGTTTGCGAAGAATGCAAAAATGAGCAAAAACAGCTTGCAGAATGGTTAGAAGAATTAGACTTATTAAAGACAAAAGGTAAGTGGATTCCGTGTAATAAACAAATGCCAGATGAGAGAAAAAGCATGTTTGCAAAATGGAAAGGTACAGATAAATGGGAGGAGGGCATGTTCGAAAAAATATCTAATAATGTATATATTACGGTCGAATGTAGATTAGGCGACAGAGTGATGGCGATAGCACATACAGTAGACGGAAAATGGAGAAGCGAATTATTAAACATATATCCTGATGCAAAGGTTATCGCATGGTTTCCTGCCCCGGAATTATATAAAGGAGAGTGTGAAACGTGAAAAAGACTAATGAGCAGCTGCAGCAGGAAGCGACAGAGATCAGACGGTTTATAGATGGAGATTCCAAGCAGACAGCAAAGAAAGTGATCCCTATCGCATACAACGTGGCGATTGGAACAATGATAGGCGATTGCCCGGTATGCAGAACAACACCATTACGAGAATGCGATTGCGCATATTGCCCGTATTGCGGGCAGAAATTAGATTGGAGTGACGCACATGAGATTAATTGATGCAGACAAATTACTGGTTCATCTGAACGACTGTGCACTGTCAGCATCACCAGGTAGTGGAAGCCTTAAAGACCGGATGATTGCAAATGAAGAATATGATGCCATCCAGAACTGCATGAAAGCAGTGGAAGAGCAGCCGACAGCTTATGACGTGGAAAATATGATAAGCGAAGTGGAGGTAAAAATGAAGGCCATGTGGTACTTTTTAGACTGCCATTCAGCACAATGTGATAATGAGAGTGGTGGAGATTGCAGTTATTGTAAAAAAGATTTCTACGATGAGATTGATAAAATCGTTGAACAGTTGAAGAATGAGTTGAGTAATCATTGACAATCCTTGATTACCTTGCAGCAGTCGGCGGTAATCCGGAATGGAGCCTGTCATATCTGATATGGCAGCAGATACAACAAAGCGGCAGCAGGGCAACGCTGCAGGAGAGAAATAAGGGAGGCGATGCCGTTGGAGAAGATGACAAAGGAAAGACTGAAAGCGTATCGGAGCAATAAAGCGGAGATACTGGAACTGGACTATACGTTGCAGAACCGCTGGAAGTCAGATACTATGATCGGGAATGATGTAATATTTGATTACAGCAAAGGTTATCCGATGCCACAATGTGTGGTTGGGTTTGACCAGGAGAAATACGAACGATTGCAGGATCGTGATCTGAAGCGGAAGAAAGCCATAGAGAAAGAGTGCAAAGAGGTGGAGCAGTTTGTGGATGCAATACCGGATAGTCTGGCACACCGTATCTTCCGGAAGCTGTTTATCGATGGTAGGAAGCCGGTGACACAGGAGCAGGTTGCAAAGAGTGTGCATTTGGATCAGAGCAGAATCAGTAGAAAAATTGATGATATTCTGAAAAACGCATAAAATGCATAAAAAACATATATATAATAAAACTTGAGCCAAAGGCAAAACGGCGGCTCGATTCCTTCATTAAGAAGATAAACCAAAAGAAAAGGCATCCGGAATGGGTGTCTTTTTCAGTACAAACAATAACCGGAGGAGAGGACTATGGCAGAAAGCAGACTGATCACAATTTCAAAAGCAGAACTAAGTCCGAACCCGGTCCAGGCAGGAAAAAGTTATATAGTCCGCGTTACGCTGGAAAAGAAAGCGTATTGGCTGGATTATCCATATGATTATGCACACGATTATGCGAAAGGAGACGAAAGTATGAGTGTAAAAACAGTACAGGCGGTCATTAATGGCCAGACTTATACACTTACAAAAAACACCAGCACAGGCAAGTACGAAGCAACCATTACAGCTCCGTCAAAATCCAGTTATACATTATCCGGACATTATTATCCGGTAACGGTAAAAGCAACCGATGATGCTGGAAACGTAACCACAAAAGATGCAACAGACAGCACATTGGGTGCAAGCCTGAGATTGCAGGTAAAAGAGAAAGTTGTTCCTGTGATCACAATCACCGCACCGACTGCAAGCCAGTATCTTGCAAACAGCACACCTGCCATTGCATGGAAGATCACAGATGATGATTCCGGAGTTAATCCGTCCACAATCGCTCTGAAGGTTGACGGTACTGCGGTAGATAGATCCAAGATCACAAAGACTGCAGTGACAGGCGGCTACACTTGCAGCTACACACCAGCATCAGCTTTGTCAGATGGAGCACATACCGTTGTGGCAACTGCGAGTGACTACGATGGAAATGCAGCTGAGCAGAAATCCGTAACATTTACTGTTGATACGATTCCTCCGACATTGTCTATCTCTGCACCGACCGAAGAATTTATTACAAATAAATCTACCCTAACGGTTAAAGGTACCACAGACGATGAAACCAGCAAGCCGGTTGCAATTACTGTAAACGGAGTCCCCATCCCCGTTACTAATAGTGGAACCTTCAGCAAAGATGTAACGCTGAAAGAGGGCAGCAATACCATTACCATTGTCGCAAAAGACAAAGCAGGAAAGACAACAACCGTAACCAGAACAGTGAAACTGGATACTGCACCTCCGGTTATCAAATCTGCAACTATCACACCGAACCCGGTTGATTGTGGTAAGACATTCGTTATTTCTGTAGAGGTAACAGACTAATGACCACGCAGGTATGGGGCTTGCTTGGCAGCAGTAAGATCATCTTCGACCGAACAGATGGAAATATCTGGAAGGTGACAGTCCCATTTTTAGAGAGCGGCGAGTATATCGTCGCTCTTTATGCGTTGGATGATGCAGGAAATCAGGCTTATGTAGCAACGATCCTGTACGTGGTTGATTTAGAAAATCTCCGGTATGAGATCAAAATGCTGGATTATGCAAGTAAAGTGTATAGAAAAGAATATTGCGTTGTTGCTGGCACACAGGACAACAGATATTCTATCCATGCGCAGATGCAGGATTATTGGATTAAACAGGAATGGTTGGACTATTCTGTGGAGCAGGAGAGACTGGAAGGGAGAGTGGCTTATTTTGCAGAAGACGCTGCGAATGTATAAAGGTGAAAAACGAAAATTGTATGTGACAGTGACTTCGGATGATGAGCTTCCGTTTCAGATCATAGAGGCAAGATATGAAGTATGGAACTGCGATATGGATATGCGGGAGGCGGAAGGTCGGTGTGGAGTCGATGATCATACACTTGGAATTACGATATGCCCGGCGCATACTGGAATATATAAGGTGGTATATTTTTTTAAAATTGCTGATGAAACAGTAATTCAGAAAATATTGATCAGAGTAAGTGAAACATAGATATGGAGTGGCAGCATGAGCAATCCAAGATATTCAAACGGCAATCTGAGGCGGAAGCACAGAGCCAGGCTTAAAGCCATGGGCGGTCCGTGTGGCATATGTAAAGGAAGACTGGGTCCGATACACTACGATGAACCAAGTGACAGCAAGCATCCATTATCGTTCGTAATAGATGAGATCAAACCTGTTTCGAGATGGAAAGAGTTTGGATATGTATCCAAAGAGGCAGCAGCACAGAACTGGAACAACCTGCAGGCGGCACATTACTGCTGTAATGCTGTTAAAAGTAACAAAGTAGTAAACAAATCAGTTGCTATAAGGGCGGTAATGCAAAACATTTCTGACGGAAAATGGTAAAGTTGTCAGACGGCTGCAGAATCAAGAATTGTGGGTGGGGAGGTACCCCCGCCTGTCATGGTCAGCGACCCCAGCCGTCCAGCGCCGATTTACACACAGGAAATTTTTAAAGGGGTGGTAGAAGGTGGCTAAGGCTAAGAAAATGACTACCGTGACAGGCAACGGAAGCCGCCTGGAACAGCTTGAAAATTTAGCAAAAGTGTTGGCGAAACAAATTGATGTATGTGCAAATGGTTTAGGAGATGGAGCAAAGCTCATGCCGCCGCTTGCAAAACAGTACAGAGAGACAATAAAAGAGATTGAAGAGATAAGGGGAGTAGCAGACGATGACGATGAAATCGGAAGGATCCTCTCCACACGAGAAGCTGATGGGAAGTCAGGAGCCGTCCGTTAGGATCGCTCCGGAATATATTCACACAGACGGAGAGGATGCGGTAAAGATATTGGCAGCAGGCCGGCTGTTTGTGGATCCGTGGCAGGAAGGGATTCTTCATGATTGGATGGGGCGAACAGAGGAAGAGATTTGGTCCGCAACGACATGTGGATTATCCGTGCCGCGGCAGAATGGAAAGACACTTGATACGTCCGGTCGTATTGCATCCGGAATGGTGATGTATGCAGAGTGGATCGTATATACAGCACATCTGCAGAAGACAGCAACAGAAACCTTCATGGAGTTGAAGGGGCTGTTTGAAAGCAGAGGATTGAAAAAATATGTAAAAGAGATCAAAACGGCGCTTGGAAGAGAACAGATCATACTGAAGAATGGCGGAAGAGTTGTATTTGTTGCCCGGACAAGAAATGGCGGCCGAGGATTACATGGAGATCTGCTGGTATTTGACGAAGCACAGGAATTAACGTCAGAGCAGCAGGCTTCATTCCTTCCGGCAATATCGGCTTCCAGAAATCCACAGACGATCTACCTTGGGACTCCTCCGGATGAAAACTGTACGGGTGACGTATTCAAAAATATCCGTGAAAAGGCATTAAATGGGACAAGCAACTCAACGGCATGGACGGAATATTCCGTAGACGAGATTGGGGATGTAACAGATCGAAGCCGGTGGGCGGCATGTAACCCGGCACTTGGAAGACGAATGCGAGAAAGTACAATCGCAGCAGAGTGTGAACAGATGAGTGAAGATACTTTTGCACGGGAGCGTCTTGGATGGTGGTCACCGGTAAATAATGAGCAGGATTATGCGATTGACAGAGCAAAGTGGAAAGCATGTGTATCTGATCAGAAAAAGCCGGAAGGAAAGACTGCTTATGGTGTGAAATTCTCAGCAGACGGATCCGTAGTGGCATTATGTGGTGCGGTTTGTCCGGAAGAGGGAGCGGCAAGGATATCATTGATTGAATTCAAGGCCACGGATAGAGGAATCCAGTGGTTGGCAGACTGGCTGAATGAAAGGTACCAGACAGCATCATGTGTTGTTGTGGATGGAAGGAACGGAGTGGAATTCCTGATAGAAAAAATTATATCTGTCTGGAGAAACAGACAATCTATTGTAAGACCTTCCGGGAAAGATGTGATCGCAGCAGCAAGCCAGCTGGTACAGGAAATTAATGAGCAGACTGTGACCTGGTACAAATATCAGGAAGTGTTAAATGAATCAGCAATAACTTCGGTAAAGCGGGCAATCGCAGGTGGCTGGGGATTTGGCGGTGAAAATTCAACACCGATTGAAGCAGCTGCTCTGGCATTGTGGGGATGCAGGACTTCGAAACGAAATCCGACCAAAAAGATGAGGATTGGATAAATGGAACTTAATTTTGGAATTGTAGAAGGGCTTCCGGATGAAGAACAGAGACAATTAAGGGAACTGAAATATATATATGACTATCATAGAACGACAAACCGGAAGAAACGCCGGTATTACAATGGGAAAATTACTCTGCAGGAAGTGAATCTTGGAATTGCACTTCCGTATGGGATTCGAAGGCTACAGATTGGTTGTTCCTGGGGTGCAAAAACCGTGGATGTATTGGCAGCCAGATCAATGTTTGATGGGTTTGTGACTGAAAACGGAACGAAATCAGAGCATATGGATGCCATTATGAGACGGAATCATCTGATTGCGGAATACAATAAAGCCGTAAAAGAGGAACTGAAATATGGATGTGCATTTGCAGCAGTATCAGGAAAGGAGAAAAATGCAAGGGTTCGATTTTATTCACCACATTGCGCAGCGGCTTCCTGGGATGCAGCGGAAGGCAGAATTAAATGTGGGTTTGCATTCGAAGATGACCGGAGAGATGAATCTGACACCACATGGTCACCGGAACATGTGAATTTTTACACGGAGACGGCAATCTGGGTGTTGGACCGGGAAGGCGGACATTGGCACGCTACAGAATATCCTCATAAATTTGGTGAACCACTTATGGTTGCGCTGACATGGGATGCTACAAATGATAAGCCATTCGGACAGTCAAGACTGAAAGAACCGGTCAGAAGATTGATTGAAGGCTATGTTCGGACGGTGGCAAATGCTACGATTGGATTGGAGTTTGCGACTTCACCACAAAAATATCTGCTTGGAATTACGGATGAACAGTACGATGTGTTGATCGACAATAAATTCAAACAGTATGTTGGAAGTGTTTTGCTTGGAACAACAAATCCGGAGACTGGTGAGAAACCATCTTTCGGACAGCTGATGCAGGGAAACATTGAACCTCATGTTCAGATGCTCCGTATGCTTGCAACACAGTATTCCGCTGCCACTGGATTAACAGTTACTGATGTGGGTGTGGTCAATGACGCAAATCCTACATCCAGCGAGGCTATTATTGCACAGTCACAGACACTGATTTTGATGGCAGAACAGCTGAACCGGACAAATGGTGATGCGTTGTATCGAATTGGTAAAATGGCACTTGCGATTGAACTCGGGTCTACACCAGGTGAGCTTCCGGACAATGAAAAAGAGATCATTGCACATTTCAAAAATCCTGCAATGCCAAGTGTAGCATCTACGACAGATGCGGCTTTAAAGATTGCAACGGCAAGGGAGGGATTCGCACAGACGGATATTTTCCTCGAGATGATTGGGTTTGATCAGGCCGATATCCGCAGAATCCGGGCACAGGAGCAGAGAGCAAAAGGAAGTAATATTCTGACAGAGGAGTTTGATGATGAGAATATCGACGAAAGCATGGGTGCAGTACATAACAAAAATGTCCAGAATCAGCCAGAAAGCGGCGGATCTAATGCAGGAGTGGGTGCGTAAACATGGTTTTGGAGATGATAAAGCGCTATTAGATTATGCTTATGCATTATCATTACATTATGGACAGGCAATTGGTGCATTGGCCTGTCAAATGTATGAGAAAACAGCAGCGGCACAAGGCGTTATAGTCCCCACAGCAGAAATTGCAGATCTTCCGGAATATGGAGAAGTGGCAAGGGCAGTTCATGGGACGATGAAACAGTCACAGAGTAAAGTTCCGGCCACAGTAGCAAGACTGGTAAAACAAGTTGGCGCAGATACAACCTTGAAAAATGCAAAAAGAGACGGCGCACAGTTTGCATGGATTCCACATGGAGACACATGCGCCTTTTGTATTACCCTGGCTTCCAGAGGCTGGCAGTATATGTCAGATGAGGCACTAAAAGGTGGACATGCAGAACATATTCATGCAAATTGTGATTGTGAGTATGCGGTCCGTTTTGACGGACACAGTACAGTGGCCGGATACGATCCGGATAAGTATCTGGAAGAATATGAAAATGCAGGTGGTGATATTAATGCTATGCGGCGGAAGCGGTATGAGCAGAATAAGGATGAGATTAATGCCAGAAAAAGAGAGTTGTATGCAAATAAGAAAGAGGAACTGAAAGCAAAAGGACTTACAATCAAAGAAGAGGCAGCAGTTGTACGATATATAAGCCCAGATTCATATTCGCTCAACGATAAGTTGCGAAGAAATGCCAATTCAGAATTGACAGATATTGAAAAAGAATGGACCAGGAACCTTGATGCTGCTCTTGAAAAACTACCAAACTACAATGGAAATTTAAATCGTTCTGTAACATTTTCTTTTGAAGAGGAAGCTCAGAAATTTTTTGATGAATTTGATGTAGAAAAAGAATATATTCCGAAACAATACTTGTCAACCACTAAAAAAGGTGTATATAATGATGATGCACAGGTACAGATTTTTATTCAAAATGCGAAAAATGGAAAAGACCTTAGAGGGCTAAATGATATGGAAAATGAAGTGCTTTATCCATACATGGCAAAATTTAAGGTGATTAACAAAATCAAAGAGGATGGAAAATTTTACATTCTTTTGGAGGAATTGGAATAATGGCATTAACAGCAAGAGAGTGGTTGCTGCTTCCAGAGGATGAGCAACAGCGTAGGAAAAATGAATTATCTCCCCATGAATGTTTCTTATTGCGGACTGACTTGGAGTATATACATTTCTCAGAAGAGGAAAAGAAAAATATTTCACCTGAGAAAAAAGAGGCATTTCTTCATCCCAAGGAACGTACAGAGGAAGAAAAAGAAGAATTTAATCAGAAATGCAAGGAAATTTTCAAGCGCTTGTCAGAAGAAGCAAAGAATAAGTTATAGATACCACTGATCAGAAATGGTTGGTGGTATTTTTATACCCATTTTTAAGAAAGGAAAAGGTAAAACATGATTATCACAGGAATGGCGCACTTTGAGAGTGTTGCACAGAAGAAACTTGTTGAATGGTACCACAAGAACAGACCAGAGGTGCAGATTGACCGAAGCAATGTATTTGTAGTTTGGTCCTGTAAAACACTCCAGAATTACAAGTGTTTAGCATCTACCACAATCAGTGGAGATGGTATCTATGCGGAGTACACCTACAACGGTGACAAACAGGAGCTGTACGAAGATGTATACGGTAAATTAACCAATACATGCCATACAGAGGAGTAGGAGGTAGACATGAAAAAATTATTTATCAGCCAGCCGATGCGAGGAAAAACAGACGAGGAAATCAAAGCAGAACGAGCCAAAGCAATTGAAGCGGCATCTGAACTGGTGGGAGAACCGGTGGAAGTGATTGATTCATTCTTTGAGAAAGCACCAGCAGACGCAAAACCGTTGTGGTTCTTAGGGAAATCTCTGGAGCTTCTGGCGGATGCAGACGTAGCTTATTTTGCGCCGGGATGGAATGATGCCCGCGGATGCATCATCGAACATGATTGTGCGATTGCTTACGGAATCAAAAGTATTGTTGCATAGAAAGGCGGTGATCCAATATCTTCCACCGGCAGGGAACGCCCGGAGCGTTAGGAGGCGATGCGGTTGATTGTAAAAAATGAATATGGTGATTATTCAAGTGGCTTCAGTGAAGCTGCTTTTTTAATGGCAACATGTGCCTGAAACATGGAAAAATACTTAACAGAAGGGAAACAGAGAAATGGCAGATATTAATGAAAATGGCACTGCAGGAGCAGGAACAGAAGAAAAGAAATTTACTCAGGCTGACGTGGATGCAATTATCGAGGGACGTCTCGCAAGAGAAAAACAGAAATATGCAGATTATGAAGACCTGAAGGAAAAAGCAGGTAAGTACGAGGTATTGAAGAATAGCTCAAAAACGGAAGCTGAAAAGACTGCAGAGCAGATTGCAGATCTTCAGAAACAGTTAGAAGGACTTACCAAAGAAAAAACTGTAAGTCAGGCAAGAAGTAAAGTGGCAGCCGAAATGAAAGTTCCGGTGGAATTATTAACGGGTGAAGATGAAGAAACATGCAAAAAGCAGGCAAAGGCCATCTTGAATTTTGCAAAACCGACCAATTACCCGGGAACCAGAAGCAACAACAAACCACATACAAACGAATCTCATGCGGATGATGGCATGAGAGCGTTTGCACAGCAATTATTTGGAGGTAAATAATAATGGCAGCATTAATTACATCAGATTTTGAAATTCCAGCGGAGGTTTCTACTGGGATTTTTGAAAAAGCACAGAAAGGTTCTACTCTGGCGCAGTTGTCTGGGGCAAGACCGCAGAAATTTGGAAAACAGCAGGTGTGGACTTTAACCGCCCCACCAAAAGCTGAACTGGTAGGAGAAGGAGCGCAGAAATCCCCGACACCGACGACTTATGGCGCAAAAACAATCAATCCGTTTAAGCTGCAGGTAACCATGAGATGCTCGCAGGAGGTGCAGTGGGCGGATGAGGATGTTCAGATCGGCGTTCTTCAGGATTTGGCAGCAAATGCAGGCATTGCACTTGGACGAGCGCTGGATCTGGTTGGAATCCATAAGATCAATCCGTTGACAGGAACAGTTTCATCTCTTGTAAAAGAGGGACTGATCGATACTACTCAGCTGGTAACATTATCTGGAAGTAAGTATGATGAAGCAATTGAGGCGGCTGCAGGAATGGTAATTTCCGCAGGATATACTCCGTCTGGCATTGCCATGGATCCGACATTATCTTTTGGACTGTCTACCATGCGTGATACAACCGGAAGAAAAATCTATCCGGAAATCGGATTTGGTCAGAATGTGACAAATTTCCTTGGTATGAACGCGGCAATTTCCGACACCGTATCTGCAAAAAATGAGATTAGCAAAGCAACCAATCTGCTTGGCATTGTTGGCCAGTTCGATGCATTCCGTTGGGGAGTTCAGAGATCAATCGGCGCACATCTGATCGAGTATGGAGATCCGGATGGACTTGGAGATCTGCAGAGAAACAACCAGATTGCAATCCGTGCAGAGATTGTATACGGAATCGGAATCATGGATCAGAACGCATTTGTCAAGATCGATAAAGCAGGAGAGTAAAGGATGAAATATCTGTATAAGCAGACAGGTATGATCGTGGAGTCCAGTGAAGAGCTGGACTCTATGTTTTTTCAACCTGTAAAAGAACTTGCACAGCAGGATAAAGAGGAAACTGCACCAAAAAAAACAACCAGAAAAACGACCACAGGAACTGCGAAAAAATGAGGTGAGGTCTATGTATGCGACAGTATATGATGTCGAAAAAAGATGCAAACGAAAATTATCTATTGATGAGATTGAATGGTGCGAATCCTTATTACAGGATGCAGCAATTATTGTAGATACATATGGGAAAAATGCATCAAAAGAGGCAAAACAGCTCGTATCTTGCAATATGGTGGTGCGTACAATATGCAGTGGAAATGATGAAGACATACCAATTGGAGCGTCCCAGGGAACCGTATCAGGATTTGGATATTCTCAGACATGGAGCCTTGGAAGTGGATCTGCAGGAGAACTTTATCTGACAAAATTGGATAAAAAGATTCTGGGATGTGGCAGCAGGATTGCTTTTTCTGGTCCTTTTGTAGAAGATTAGGAGGAGAGTGAGGCATGAGAGGAATAACGATTGTTCTGTACAAAAAAGAACAGATTGGTGTGGATGCGTTTAATCGTCCAATCTATGAGAAAAAGAGAGAAGAAATCGCAGATGTGCTGATTGCGCCGGCACAAGAACAGGAGATTCTGGACACATTGAATCTGACCGGACGAAAAGCAGTATATACGCTTGCAATTCCAAAAGGCGATACCCACGAGTGGGAAAACAGTGAAGTGGAGTTCTTTGGAAGACGATGGAAAACAATCGGAATGCCGATTCAGGGGCTCGATCATCTGATCCCGCTTCGGTGGAACAAGAAAGTGAGAGTGGAATGTTATGGCACAGAAAGTGATGATTGAATTGAACCAGGCAGCTATCCGTCAGCAGCTGCTAAAATCACCGGAAATCCTCGAAATCTGCAGAAACCATGCAGAGGAGATTGCAGAGCGGTGCGGGGATGGATATGAGACAGCCGCTTATACACAGTCAACACGAATTGTCGCGAAAGTGTATGCGGACAGCTTTCCGGCCCGTGTGGATAATATGAAAAATAATACGCTTTTGAAGGCGGTGCGAAAATGATTGAAACGATTGTTTCGAAATACCTGCAGCAGCGGGTAAAAGAGAAGGTATATATGGAAGTTCCGGAAAAACCGCCGGAGCGCTATGTGATCATTGAAAAAACTGGTGGCTCGAAAGAAAATCATATCTGCTATTCGACCTTGGCAATTCAGTCGGCAGCAGAAAGCCTGTACCAGGCGGCTGTATTAAATGAGGCTGTGAAACAAGCAATGTACGATATTGCGGATGAAACGGAAGTCTGCAAATGCAGTTCGAATTCAGATTACAATTTTACAGATACAGCAACAAAAAAATATCGGTATCAGGCAGTTTTTGACCTGGTACATTTTTAAGGAGGACAGACATGTCAGACACAACAAAAGTATCAACCAGTAAACCAAAAGTAGGCGGAGCGATTGCGAGGGCACCCGTAGGAACTGCGTTGCCAACAGATGCCAGCACGGCCCTGAATGCAGCGTTCCATTCTCTTGGCTACATCAGTGAAGATGGTGTATCAAACAGTAATTCACCGGAAACAGATGTGATCAAAGCCTGGGGTGGTGATACTGTAATTACCTATCAGTCAGATAAACCGGATACATTTGGTTTTACATTGATTGAGGGATTAAATATTGATGTACTTAAAACAGTGTACGGAGACAGCAACGTAACGGGGGACCTGGAAACCGGTATCACCATCAAGGCAAATGGAAGTGAAGCGGAGGCTGGTGCATGGGTCATTGACATGGTTTTAAAAGACAATGCATTGAAACGTATCGTTATTCCGAACGGAACAATTACGGAAGTTGGCGAGATCACTTATAAAGCAGATGAAGCCATTGGATATACAACCACGGTTACTGCTGTCCCGGATGCTTCCGGAAATACGCATTATGAGTATATTTTGAAAAAGGGAGAGTAGCATATGTTTACAGGAAAGACAAGCTCTGGTTTTGAATTTTCATTACAGGATGAGGTGCTGGATGATTATGAACTTCTGGAAACACTTCAGGATATTGATGATGGTGATTATGGAAAGACCACAAAGATGGTAACGATGCTCCTGGGACCGGCACAGAGAGATGCATTAAAGGACCATGTACGCAGTGAAAATGGGCGGGTATCAGCCCAGAAGATGCTCGCAGAAGTAATGGAGATTTTTGAATCAAAAAATAAATC